GAAAAGAATTAGAAAGATATGCTAGAAAAGAATATGAAAAGATTAAGAGAGGCATTTAGATGGCCGCTGTAGATTTAAATACCGTAAGATCAACAATCGAGGCTAGGTTAGCCACAGAACTTGCTTCAAGCCCTGCTGTGCCTGTTGTTTTTAATAATATGAGCTTTGATTCAACTACTGAAGATACCTTTGTTCAATGTGTTACAAGCTTTGGTGCAAATGAATATTTAACTCAAGGCGATACTTCAAACGCTTTTAATAGTATTACTGGATTAATTTTGTTAAATGTATTTACTGAAGAAAACATAGGAGCAGGTGCTAATTTCACTATTTGCAAACGTCTTAGAGACTTATACAATAGGGTGACTGTTTCCAATGTAATTTTCGATTCACCTGTTGGCCCTGAGATATTTACATCTAATCCAGAAGGTAAGTTTCAAACACAAATCAGAATTACATTTGAAATCTATGAGGATCTTTAATTATGGAAATCACAGAAAAAATGCTTGATGCTATTGAAGCTGTAAAAGGCAGAAGAGAGCCACAATACTGGGACAATCAATGCAAAAGATATATGGAAAAACAAGAATCAGTTAAAAAAGCTGTAAAAAAAGCAGAAAAGAGTTAAGATAATTATAAATCTTTCTTTTAATTGTTATGGCTGCTGTTAAGGGTGATGTGGGTCAAGTCAAATTTGATGATGGTGGCTCATCCGTAAACCCAGTATTAGGCACAAGATCATGGTCTATGTCTATCACCAAAGATACTCAAGAAACAACTGTACAAGGTGACACCTTTAAAAAATTTATTGGTGGACTTATAGAGGGTGAGGGATCTGCTGAATTAGTTTATGACGCTGCCGCTTCTGGTGAGACTGCTACATTTATGGATGGAGTGTTAACAACAGGTGATGCTGCTACTGCTGCCTTTGAACTATTCCCAGACAGTGCTAGTGGTTCTGCTAAAATTAGCTTCTCTGGCTTGATTACCAGTTTTGACTATGGTGCAAGTATGGGTGACATCCAGACAATAAACATCACATTCAAACCATCTGGAACTATTACTTCAGCTATTTAATTTTCAAATTCTTCGCATTTATTTATGGCAAACCAAAGAACCGCAGACCTTCTCATTGATGGTTTCAAAGATGAGATGACGACTAGACGCAAATATGAATTAAAAGATTCATCTGGCAAAGTCTTAGCAGTTTTATATTTCCCTCCGATCACTAGATTTGACAGACAAAAAGCACAACAGTTAGCTGGAACTGATGAAGCTTTGACTGTTTCTACTCAGCTACTTTGTAAGATGGCACAGAAGGAAGATGGTACTCCAGCTTTTGATATGTCAGATGCACCAATATTACAAAGATCACTACCAGAAAAGGTTTTGAATGAACTTGAATTGTTTTTATTTGATATTCAATTAGACCTTGATACTGCAAAAAAAGAATAAAAGGGGATAACTGGTTAAATTTTGAGTTTTTCCTAGCAACAGAACTTGGCAAGACATTACAAGAATTAAGAAATAGCCTTACAGAAGAAGAGCTAATATATTGGGCTGCATATTATGAGGTTAAAAATGATAGAGAAAAACAGCAAATAAATCGTCAAAAAGCAAATAGGAGGTAATATATAATAAAGACTTTTTTTATTTGTGGCACAGGCTAATGTAAAACTTACTGTTGATGCCACTAGTGCGACAAGAGCATTACAGGGTGTACAAAATCAAACAAATCAATTACAAAAAGCATTTGGTGGCTTAAAAACAGCAATAGCTGGAATTGGATTAACAGTATTAGCAAAACAAACAATATCAACGACAGCAAACTTTAAGACTTTACAGCTTAGAATGGAAGGTCTTACTTCAGAATATGGAGAGTTTGCACAGGTACAAGAATTAGTAACAAAAGCTCAAGACAAATTTAATTTATCTATAGTTGAGGCCACAAAAAGCGTAACAGATATATTTGCAAGATTAAGACCTTTAGGAATTGAGTTAAAAGATATTGAAACTGCCTTCATGGGTTTTAATACACTTGCTGTTGCCGCTGGCTTAAATGCAAATGAAATGAACGCAGCATTTACACAATTAGCACAGGGTTTAGGTTCTGGGCAGCTTCAAGGTGATGAATTTAGAAGTATTGCAGAACAAATACCACAACTTTTATCAGCTATTTCAAAAGAAACTGGAATTGCAGAAGGAAAATTAAAAACTTTTGCATCAAAAGGATTATTAAAAACAGATATTATTATCAAGGCATTAGCAAATTCGACAGAAGAATATCAAGATGTTGTTGAAGAAATTATAAACAATTCACCAGAGGCAGCATTTAAAGCTTTTAGTAATGCTGCACTTGAACTTCAGTTGACACTTGGTGATAAATTAATACCTACAGTTGTAAAAATAACAGAGGTTACAACGGCATTTGTTAAAGCAATCAATAGGTTTATTGATAGTGATATAGGTAAAACATCAGCAATTTTTGCTGGAATAGCTTTAGCCTTTAAAGCTACAACCACCGCAGCGAATTTATTAGCAGCAGCAAAAACTATTCTTGTTGCTAAATTTGCAGCAACATCTATAGGAGCAATTGCTTTAGCAAAAGCAAATGCTACAGCTGCACTATCAACAAAAGCATTAGCTATTTCTACAGGACTTTTAACAATAGCACTGAATGCTTTGCCAGTAATAGCTCTTGCAAGTGGTTTTGCTTTTTTAACTAATGCAATAATTTCAAGTATTAATAAACAAAAAGAATTTAACAGAATAATGGAAGAGGGTTCAGTAGAGGAACTGCAAGGTCAATTAGATAAAGCGGTTGAAAAATATTTAAAATTAGAGGAAGAATTAGACAGAATAACTAAATCAGGTAATTTTGTAGAAAAGCTTTTTGAAGAAGATTTAATAAAAGCAATAGATGAGGCTGGCGACAAAATAAATGAAATTGTTAATAAAATTACGGAAGTTCAAGATGAAAGTAAAGAATCTCTTTTCAAGGATGAGGTAAAAGATTTAAAAAATATAAATAAATCATTAAAAGATAGAGAAGAATTATTAAAACTTGGAACAGAAGAAGAACGAGAACGTGAAAAACTCAAACAAAAAATGGATCACTTTAGAACTAAGTTTGCTGGGATGGATTTGAAAGAACTAGAAACACTTATAAAAGATAATCAACAATTAGAAAAGAGTATTAAAAATTTAGAAAGAAAAGAAGAGGCCGCCAAAGCATTACAAAAACGATTTGAACAAATAGGTAAAAGTATAGAAGATGGCATAGTTTCTAATCTTGCTGATGCTGTAGAAGGTACAAAAACATTAGCGGACGCAGCTATTAACGTATTAAATAAACTAAAACGTAAATTAATCGAGGTTGCTATACAGAGAGCAATTTCTGGTTTAAATATAGGTGGTAATATCGGTGACTTTTTGAAAGATGTATTTAAGGCAGAAGGAGGGCCAGTAAATCGTGGAAGAAGTTATATAGTAGGAGAAAGAGGGCCAGAAATGTTTGTCCCTAATACATCAGGTACAATCGTGCCAAATAATAGCCTCGCTATGGGTGGAGGTGGTGTTACAAATGTCATTACTGTAAATGTTGATAGTTCTAGTTCAGATGTACAAAGTAATGATGGTCAAGCAAACCAGTTTGGTGAGGCATTAGCAGCAGCTATACAAGCTGAATTAATAAACCAAAAACGTGCTGGTGGGCTTTTATCTAACGCATAATCATGGCAACTTTTCCTTCAATCACTCCACAATATTCTGGCTTTAGAAAAGCAAGCAGACCAAATGTAACTATTGTGCGTTTTGCAGACGGATATGAACAACGTCAAATGGTAGGCATAGCGGCTCATCAAAACCCTAAAATATTTACTTTGATATTTAATGTAAGCGAAACAGATGCAGACACTATAGAGACTTTTCTTGATGCTAGAGCGATTGATCAAGATAGTTTTGATTACACTCCAAATGGAGAATCAAGTTCAATGAAGTTTGTCTGTGAAAATTGGACTAAAAATATACCATATAACAATAGGGCAATAATAAATGCAACATTTAGGGAGGTATTTGAAGCGTAATGGCGATACCTACTGATGAGCTACAAAAAACAAACCCCAGTGCAAAGATTGAATTATTTGAAATTCACTTAGTCTCTGCAATACATGGAACTAGTGACATCAAAAGGTTTTTTAATGGTTACGGAGATAATTCTTTTAACAATTTAGTTTTTCAAAGTCAGTCATATACTGCAATTCCTATTGAGGCTAATGGTTTTAAGTATGCCGCCACAAGAACAACTTTACCTAGACCGACAGTAAGAATAAGTAATTTAGATTCGACTATTTCAGCTTTGATGACACAAGCTAATCTTGCAACACCAAAAAATGATTTAAATTCAGCAAAATTTATCCGTAAAGTTACTTTGATGAAATATCTAGATAATGAAAATTTTGAAGGTAATACTAATCCATATGGAACTCCATCAAATACCACTTATGATGAGGAAATATATTTTATTGATCGTAAAACTGTAGAGAGTAAAATGTTTGTTGAATTTGAATTAGCTTTGAATCTTGACTTGCAAAACAGAAAAGCACCGAAGAGAATAATAACAAGAAATGATTTTCCTTCTGTTGGTACGTTTGTATGAATAACTGGCAAGAGCAAGCACTACATCATGCAAAGACTTCTTTACCAGATGAGTCCTGTGGCTTAGTAATTGATATTGATGGGGTAGAACAATATTTTCCTTGCAAGAACATAGCTATAGAAGGTGCAACATCTTTTACGATTGATCCTGATGATTGGGCTAGGGCAGAAGAAATTGGAACTGTTTTACATATTTGTCACTCACACCCAAATGGTGATTTGACTGCATCAGAAGAGGATATAAAAAATTGTAATTTTATAGGCTTATCATGGTTTATTTTTGATCCAGAAAATGATCAATTAACAGAATTAAAACCACTTGAGTTAAAGCCTATGCTTAAAAAACAATTATTTGTTGATCGTGAAAGAAAAGAAGGAGAAGAAGGTCTAAGAAAAATAAAAGTTTATGGAAGATTAGCTCAAATGGTTGGGTGGCATACTAACTATGCAGATATTAAGAGTGTAAAAGATGCAGTAAAATTTATTACTTGTAATCATCCAGAAACAGAAGGGCATTTAACAAATCATCTTTATCGAGTAGTAATTAATGGTGACATAGTAAAAGATGTGGATGAGTTAGTAATGAATACAGAAGGAGAAATAAAGATTATTCCTATAGTGTCAGGTTCTTGGTTTTTTCTTGCGGCTGCATTTATAGGTACTGGTGCGGCAGCAACGGCTATAGGTGGTTTTTTTGCAAGTACACTAGGTGCTGCAATAGCATCTGCTTTAACCTATACAGGTGTTTCAATGGCAATAAGCGGAGTAACTAATATGTTATTTCCACAACAGCAACCTAATGTTGGAGATATGTCTAGTGGTTTAAGTGAAACTGATACCAGAGTTAATTATTCTTTTAGTGGCATCCAGAACGTCAGCCGTAGTGGTGTTTGCGTACCTTTGATATATGGAGAGGTGTTTTGCGGCTCTATAGTGGTGTCATCGGGAACTGACACTGCCCCAGTATTTAGGAGTTAACATGACAATTCCAAGCAATGTTAATAACTTTGGCAGTAATGCTAATTTCAATAAATACGGTCAAGAGGGTATAAGTTATTACGATTCAGAGATGAAAGATGGCGAGATCGGTTCTCGTCAGTTTGTAACTACGGTGGACGTGATCGCAGACGGTGAATTGGCTGGATTCCCTTCTGCTATTGATGCTGGTCTGACACAAGGAACAAATGATTATAATGTAGCTGCTTTAAAAGACGTATTTTTAAATAATACACAGGTATTACAACAGTCTGCACCAAATACAAACCCTGCTGATAGTGATTTTAATTTTGGCACATCAATAGCTAATAGACCAGCTTTTATTCCACGTTTTGGTACTGCTTCACAGACAAGAATACAAGGTCTTAATGAAACAGAAAGAGAAAGAGCCGTTGGGGTAACAGTTACAACATCAAGTCCACAAACCGTTACGATTACTGATACTTCTACAGAAGGCATAAGAGTGACACTTGGTTTTCCCTCTTTGCAAAAGATAGAAAGTGATGGGAATATCTCAGGTACAAGAGTTGACTACAAGATAGAAGTAAAAGATCAGGCAAGCACAGTAATAAAACAAATTTTGCCTAATTTTGATGGGCAGACAGTAAACTCAGCATTTTTAGCTAAAAGTTCAACTGGTGCTTTTGTTACAGGTAAAACTACATCACCATATTTTAAAGATCACATAATATTCTTACCAGAAGATATTGAAGATTCAGACTTTCCTCTAACAGTTACAGTAACACGTACAACGGCAGATAGTTCCGATAGTTTATTACTTAATGCCTTTGAACTTACATCAATCACAGAATTAGTTTTTGATCCTACTGCTTTTGCTAATACTGCTGTTGCAGCTTTACGTTTTGATGCTGAAATCTTTAGATCTGTTCCACAACGTATGTACAGAGTTCGTGGCCGTAAAGTTAAAATCCCACACAATGCGACTGTCAGAGCAGATGGCAGTTTATCTTTTGATGGTGGCTTCAACGGGACACTTAAAACTGATAAAGAATATTGCAATGATCCAGCTTGGGTGCTTTATGATTTATTAACAGAATCAAGGGCTGGTTTTGGTGATTTTGTTTCTGAAGATCAGGTAGATAAGTATTCTTTTTATAATGCGTCTGTTTATAATTCTGAGCTAATCAATAACGGTCAAGGAGGTACTTCCCCAAGATTCAGTGCAAATATTGTTTTACAGCAAAGCACAGAGGCTTTTACATTGTTGAATCAAGTTGCCTCAATGATGAGAGCAAATCTTTATGTTGTATCAAATAAAATTACTCTTACTCAGGACAGACCAACATCAAGCACTTACTTTTTTTCTTATGCAAATGTTACTGAAGCTGGATTTGTTTATACAGGAGCTAGTCAAAGAACAAGAGATACAGTAATTAATGTTAAATATTTTGATAACAATGTCAGACAGTTTGATTATGTAACTGTTGAAGATACTGCATTGCAAGCTAAGTATGGCATACAAATCCGTAATATTGAAGCTATAGGTTGCTCTGACAAGGCACAAGCAAGGAGAATGGGTTTGTGGCACATATACACCCAAAACCAAGAAACGGAGACTGTGACCTTCACCACTGATGCTTCTGCTGGAACATTGATAAGACCTTCTCAAATAATTACAGTTCAAGATCCTGTTCGTAGTAATTTAAGAAGATCAGGCAGAATAAAGACCGCCACTACAACACAAATAACGGTTGATAATGTCCTTGATCTACCTAGCTCATCACAGACAGGAGATAAATTATTAGTTATATTATCTGACGGCTCTTTAGAAGAAAGAACAATATCTTCTATTAGTAGTGCTGTAATAACTGTTACCAGTGCTTTTAGCTCTGCACCACAAACTAATGCTGTATGGCTACTTGAAAGGGAAGTCATAGAAACAGAAGATTTTAGAGTTCTTTCTGTTGATGAAGCGAACAATCAATATACAATCACAGCGTTATTTCATAACTCTAATAAATACGCTTTTGTTGAAGATGGTGCAACAATTACAAATCCACTAATAACAACTCTAATTGCTCCTAAAGCTGCCCCAACAAACTTGCAGGGACAAGAAAAAATTATTGTTTTAAATAACAGGGCTGTAAGTAAATTATTTATTACATGGCAACCAGTATCAGGTGTAACTCAATATTCTGTTAAATATAAATTCAATGGCGGAAATGTTATTACACGCATAACAACAAGTCCAGAATTTGAGATATTTGATTCTGAGTTAGGCACGTATGAGTTTGAAGTCTTTAGCTACAATGCAGTACTTGAACCAAGTGTCACTCCAGCAGTTTTAAGTTTTAATGCAGTTGGTAAAACAGCACCGCCAGCAAATGTGCAGAATTTAAGGATTGAACCAATAAATGAAAAATTAATCAGATTAAGATGGGATGCTTCAACGGATGTTGACGTTTTGCATGGTGGTTTTTGTCGGATTAGATTTTCACAAAAAACAGATGGTAGCGGTACTTTTAGCTCTGCTACTGATATTGATAAATTAGCTGGAAACTCGACAGATGTAACTGTTCCATATGTAGAAGGTGAATATCTTGTTCGCTTTGTTGATGATCTCGGTAATTTAAGCCAGAGCAGTGCTTCTGTTGTAATTGATTTACCAGATGCACAACCTAATTTAATTGCACAAACCAGAAGAGAAGATACTGATAGTCCTAAGTTTCAAGGGACAATGAGTAACGTGCAGTTTGATGCTGTCACAAATAGTCTTAATTTAATTGGTGCTGGTAATTTTGATGACATAACTGATTTTGATTTAGTATCAAGTCTTGATGACTTTGGTGGTTTGAGTTCTACTGGTACATATGATTTTGGTGGTGCGGCTGGCAGTACAACTCTTGATTTAGGCGGTGTTTTTGCTCTTGATCTTAAACAACATATATTTTCTACTGGTTTTTACCCCAATGATTTGTTTGATAGTAGAACAGCAAACATAGATACTTGGACTGATTTTGACGGTACTAATGCACTGGATGTTAACTGTGAATTGCAAGTTAGGTTTACTCAGGATGACCCCTCATCTGGATCACCTACATATACAGCTTTTCAAACTTTTGTTAATGGATTATTTAAAGGTAGAGGGTTTCAATTTAGAGCCTTACTATCAAGCAATGACCCTGCACAGGATATAAGAGTAACCGAGTTGGGATATACAGCCAGCTTCCAGAGAAGAACAGAACAGAGTGCAACAGCAATAAGCTCTGGTAGTGGGGTTAAAAATATTAGTTTTTCACATCCTTTCTTTGTTGGTACATCAGCCCTTCTTGGTGCAAACTCAAATCTGCCTTCTATTGGTATCACTGCACAAAACATGGCTAGTGGTGATTATTTTGAAGTAACAAACGTATCTGGGACTGGGTTTTCAGTCCATTTCAAAAACTCATCAAATGCTAGTATTAGTAGAAATTTTAACTTTACTGCGGTAGGATTTGGTAAAGGTAACTAATTAATTATGGCAAGAGTTAATAGTACAACCAAAGAGTCAGGAAATAATTTTAATGCCGCAAATGGTACTGGTGCTTTAGTAAGGGCTGCACTCAATGACATTTTCAGTGCATTAAGAACATTAAATTCTGGCTCTGGTGATCCTAGTGGGACAGGTAATGTAACGGCATATCAGCCACACATTAATACAACTACAAACGAATTAAAAATATCTAATGCTAGTAATAATGGGTTTATTACTTTAGGAAAAATTAATACAGCAAACTTTGGTCATGCTGATCTAGCAAGTGATAATACTTTTACAGGTAGAGCAACTTTTAGTGCAACTTCCTCAATCACTTTACCCTCTGGTACTACTGCTCAAAGAGATGGCAGCCCTGCTGTGGGGATGCTGAGACACAATACCACGCTTAACCAGTTTGAAGGGTACAACAACGGACAATGGGGTGCTATCGGTGGAGGTGCTGGAGCTACAGGAGGAGGTACAGATGAAGTATTTTTTGAATCAGATCAGGCAGTTACAACATCTTACACTTTATCTTCTGGAAAACACGCACATACAGTAAGTCCTACAATTAATAACGGAGTTTCTGTGGTCGTGCCAAACGATGCAATCTTAGTTATCTTATAGTTATGCCAATAGCAATTAACGGATCAGGAACATTAACAGGAATCTCAGTAGGAGGTTTGCCTGACGGAATTGTAGATCGTGATACTTTAGCAGCACAGGCTAAAGGAAGTATTCTTCAAGTTGTTTCAACGACAAAAACTGATACTTTTACAACAACTTCAACTTCATTTACAGATGTTACAGGTCTTTCAGTTGCCATAACACCTAGTTCAACATCTAATAAAATTTTGGTAATTATGAGTGTTGATGCTAGTAATACTGTTTCGAGTAGGTCAGCAATAGCAGGTCTTTTTAGAGGCTCAACAAATCTTCTTGGTTCTGCTGTAAGTAATAGGAAAAGAGGATTCCAATTAGCTAATTTTGGTGATACCAATGTAGGAGAGAGTATTGGATTTCAATTTCTTGATTCACCTAGCACTACAAGTGAAACTACTTATAAAGTACAAATTGCTGCTCAAGCTGATACAGCAGTTGTAAACCGATCTGGTTCAGATGCTGATAATGCAGGTTATGGCTATAGAAGTGCATCTTCAATAACAGTAATGGAGGTGGCAGCGTAATGTCTAAAATTTCACTAAAACACTCAGGCGGTAATGTTGTTTCACTCAACTCACCAACTTCCGCACCAACATCAGCAGACGTAGCATTTAAACTACCAAATGCTGACGGGACATCTGGTCAGGCTCTTGTTACAGATGCTTCGGGAAATTTATCATTTGCTGGAACAGGTAAAATTCTTCAAGTTGTACAAGCAGTTAAAACAGATACAGCATCAAGTACCTCTGCTACTTTTGCAGATATTTCTGGTTTGTCAGTATCAATTACACCAGCATCAACTTCAAATAAAATTTTAGTTACTTGTAATATTTATGCTGGAGGAGATGACAATAGTTTTACAGGCTATAAAGTATTTAGAGATTCCACTGCTATAGGTTTAGGAACAGCAGCCACTGGAAATCAAACAAACGTAAGTTTTTCAAGTTTTTCAACTAATGCTACTTCAAGTGCATTTGGCCTTCGTAATGCTACTTTTGAATTTTTAGATTCACCAAGTTCTACAAGTTCTCTTACATATAAAATTCAATTCGCATCATTATTTAATGATGATGATGTATATATAAACAGACCTCAACAACAAAGTGATATTTCGGCTATTATGTTCCCTATCTCGTCAATAACAGTTAAAGAGGTAGCAGCATAATGGCTATCTTCTATAATTAAGGAAAAACTATTATGGCCTTAGATCACGAAGCTATTTACAAAGCATACGCTGGAACTGTTGTTTCTATAGATGATTCTGCTGGTGCATTTGATAAAGATGG